TTTGAATGTGTTCCAGTTTCATCTTCAACACTCTCCTTCATAGTCCGTTACCCCACGCGCAATGGCGCGGGCAAATTCATCCTGCCGGCTGCGGAGCAATTCTGCATCGCACGCATGGTCAATAAACGCAAGCTCCACGAGCACGGCGACTGCATCGGTGTTGCTCAGAACGTACAGACCGTTGACACCGGGCTTTGCTCCCTTCACGCCGCGATCCACCGTTCTGAGCGCATCCACAATCTGATTCTGGATACACTGTGCCAGTGTCTCCCCTGCGCTGCTTCCGTAGAAGTGCCAGACCTCCGTTCCGTTTGCCGTGCCGTTACAGGCGTTGCAGTGAATGGAGATGAATACGTCGGCATCCGCACGATTGGAAGTCGATACGACTTCATGGAGGCTGTCGGATTGGAGACAGCCAACCACCTCCACACCTGCTGCAGCGAGATAGCCCGCAACAAGGTCAGCGACGTTCTTTGCCACATCACACTCGCGCAGCCCATAGCCGCATGCGCCGGGGTCGGGATTCCCGTTCGGGGCGTGTCCTGCGTTTAGAAAGACTTTCATTGTGCTACCTCCTCTACTCTTGGAACGTCCGCATACGGAATGCGCTCACCATCACGTTCCAAAAACACATCTTCGGCATTCCTGTCTTTGCGCTGAATGTACCGCTCGACAGCGACATCCACGAATTTCGGCTCAAGTTCCACGCCATAGCAGATACGGTTCAACTGCTCACAGGCGATGAGCGTTGATGCAGAACCAAGGAAGCCATCGAGAACGATACCGTTCGTCTGCGTACACTGCTTGACGAGATACGCGATGAGCGGAACGGGCTTCGAGGACGGATGTCCGCAGCCGTCCTTCTTCGAGTCCTTGATACGGTCGAACGCAAAGACGGTAGTCTGCTTTTGATCGCCGTACCATCTGTGCCGCCCGTCCTTCCTCCATCCCCAGATAATCGGCTCGTGGATGTACTTCCAATCCGTCCGTGTGAGTACAAGGCGGTCTTTCTTCCACACCAGACCTGCGCCAACTTTAAAGCCCGCATCCTCATAAGAGTCATGAAAGATGCGGGCTTTTGCTGTTGCGTAGAAAACGTAGATGGAAGCGTCCGTTGCCATCGCCGAGTGGAAGGCGGTAAAGGCGGATTTCAGGAACTCGTAGGCATCCTTGTCATTCAGATCGTCGTTCTTTATTTTCCCCGATGTGCTTTCAAGCTGGATCATGTATGGGGGATCTGTGCAGACGAGATTTACCTTTTCCTCGCCGAGCAGCCGCTCGTACGTCTCCGAGAGAGTGGAATCTCCGCAGATAACACGGTGCTTGCCGAGATGCCACACATCACCCGATTGAGCGACGCAGGGTTTTGCGAGTTCTGCCTCCACGTCGAAGTCATCTTCCTGCGCCTCACCGTCATCCAGAGAAAGGAGGTCTACGATTTCAGACTCGTCAAAGCCTGTAAGGGATACATCAAAGTCCATATCCTGCAACGCTTCCATCTCAACACGCAGCATCTCCTCATCCCATCCTGCGTCAAGTGCGAAACGGTTGTCCGCGAGAATGTAGGCTTTCTTCTGCGCTTCCGTCAAATGATCGACGAATACGCATGGAACTTGCTCGATGTTCTCTGCACGTGCAGCCATAACGCGCCCGTGTCCTGCGAGAATGCCGTAGTCCTTGTCGATGATGACGGGACTGACGAATCCAAACTCACGCAGACTTCCGCGCAGCTTGTTGATCTGCTCCAGCGAATGCGTCCGTGCATTGTTGGCATAGGGAACGAGTTTACTGATCGGAACGAGCTTCATCTCCGATGTTGTTTTATTCAAATGATTTCCCTCCTTACTTCCTCAAGCGCAGCAATCGCTCCATCCGATCCTCTTGCGGAGAGCCGACGAATGTGGTGGTGCAGTTCTGCTTTACGATGTCGAATATCTCATACCAGAGCAGATTGGACTGCTTTTGAAACGCCTGTCCCATTTGGACAAAGGGGCTTGCAATTGCACCGCCTGTCGTTGGATGCTTGCCAATGAGCCCGTATTGACTCATTGCTTCCTCACACTGGATGAAGCGGGCAAATGCCTGAGCGTAGCTTTCGATGAGACGCGGATTCACGAGCCGCTCACAGCCGCGCTCTTTCAGCCACAGCCATGTTTCGCGGAAAATCTCATCCGCACCGAGCGGCTTGCCATTCCTCTGACGCGCGGATAGAAACTCGCTCGGTGTTGGCATCTCCTCGCCGTAGAGATCGGCGGCATTCACAAGGTCTGTGCCGTCCAGTTCCGTCATTGGGAACTCCATGATGTGCGCCGTGCGCCCGCCCGCAATCTTGTCTGCCAGTGGCTCGGGCTTATCTCCCGCCCGGATGCGCCGTCCTCCGCGATTTGTACCGTCACGCGCCATCTTCTCGCCCCCTTTCCAAAACTATAGACACGAACTTTTTTGGTATTCTGCTGCCTTGATTTATTGCCAAATTCGTGTATAATACAAAGTAACAGGACTCCCCGCACCTCTCAACGATGTGTCCCAGGGGAGACATTTTTTTATAAAAACGGATGATGTATCATGACAGAAACAAAACGTCCTACGACCATTGCTGAACAAATTGCAATTCTAAAAGATCATGGCTGTATCATTTCCGATTCCACTTTTGCAGAGGAAATTTTATCAACCATCAACTATTACCGCCTGTCTGCTTATTTCCTCCCCTTTAGAAATGAGGACAGAAGTTTTCTTTCGGACACAACCTTTGAAAAAATTTATCGTATTTACGAGTTTGATCGGGAGTTGCGGTCGCTCCTTTTCAGTGCGATAGAGTCCATTGAAATCGCTTTGCGGGCACGTCTTTCATATCTGCACGGGCTACGTTACGGCGCCCTTGGATATCTCGACTCTGCAAATTTTAATGCGCGACATAACACGGATCGATTTTTAGAAAATATACAAAGAGAGATTACCAGTAATCGGAACGTCCCTTTTGTACAGCATCATCAACAGAAATATCACGGTTATTTTCCAGTATGGGTAATTACCGAGTTATTCACATTCGGTATGCTGTCATATTTTTATAGCGACTTACTCACACAAGATCAAAAAGCCATAGCGCGGCAATATAACACAAGCCATACGGTCTTAAAAAGCTGGCTGCGCTGTTGTACAGATGCGCGAAATATCTGTGCGCATTATGGTCGTTTGTACTATCGTGTGTTTTCTGCAGCTCCTGCTGGATTTAACTTCTCTTCCGGCGTTCGTTGGCGCATGTGGGCTGTTATGCTTGTCATAAAAGCACTCTATCCTTCCCCTCAAAAATGGAGTGAAGAATTTGTCCCGCGTGCAGAAAAACTCTTTCAAAAATATGCAGATGATATTGATTTATACCACTTGGGCTTTCCTCGTGACTGGAAAGCACATCTGTAAAACGAGCCATCAAGTTTGTGTGGGGTTCCGCTCCGACTTGATGGCTCGTTTTCTATGCACATTCTTTAATACCCCGTTTGAACTGACGTTTTTGTGCGTACGCCCCCTCCCCGGTCCAGTAATGGCGCGGTTTTAGAGATTTGACCGCCCCTCCCTAGTCATGAGTATATGTTTTGCTTTACATCGTAAACCAAACAAGCTATACTGTTTCTAAAAGAAAGGAGCGTGCTCATTATGTCAACTGTCCCTACTCAAATAAGAATTGACCGAAACATAAAAGAACAGGCTGGTGCATTGTTTTCCGGGCTTGGTCTGGATATGTCCGGTGCCGTTAATATGTTTCTCCATCAGTGTGTCCTTCGTGGAGGCATTCCATTTTCTATCGAAATGCCCCGTTATAAGCAAAGCACCTTGACAGCTATGGAAGAAGCAAGAAGAATCTCTCGCGATCCAAACGTCCCTAGCTATGACAACATGGATGACTTGAAGAGGGCATTGGAAGAATGACCTATCACATCAAGTTCACCACCGCTTATAAGAAAAGCTACAAGCGTGCCAAGAAACGCGGCCTGAACCTCAAGCTACTGGACGATGTTGTCGATGCGTTAAGGCAAGGGCGCAAACTTGATGCCAAGTACCGCGACCACGAACTCCACGGGAACTGGGCGGGCTTTCGCGAGTGCCATATTCAACCGGATTGGTTGCTCGTATACCTCGTTGAAAATGACATCCTAACCTTGACCCTTGTCGAAACTGGAACTCATGCGGATATATTCGATGAATAAGCTGTTCATTTAGGACGGCTTTTTTCTTTGGTGAATCTGTTCATGACATGATGCACAGAGCGACATCAAATTGCTCTCCTCATGTGTACCACCATCCGAAATTGGTCGGATGTGATGAACGAGAGACGCGAGAACATATCTCCCCTGCTCTTTGCACATCTCACAGAGCGGATGCCCTGCCAAATGACGATCACGGATACGTTTCCATGTGCTTCCGTACCGCTCATGCTGATCGTACCCACGCGTGAAGTGGTCATAGTGTCGCTGCATAACTTTTTCGTGCGCCTCACAGTAACAGCTTTTTCGATCTGTGAGATTCGGACAGCCTGTCATGCGGCAGGGACGTTTCGGCTTTCTCGGCATCACGTTTCTCCATCAAAAAAACCCTCACGGAGAATTGCTTCTCCGAGAAGGCTGATTCCATATCCTATTCTTGCTGAGTATATCATATCACTGTCAACCCTATGAACGCAACGTGAACCTTTGTGAACTTATGTGAACTCGGATGAACTCTGCTGTCTTTTTTCCAAAATTTTTTCAACTTCATCCAGAGCCTTGCCATGAATCTTGTGTACCCACCGAATGCTGACACTCATATCCGATGCAATCTCTTCCCACGATTTGAAGCTGTGGTAGCGACACTCTAGCACCATCTGAGCGTTTTCGTCCGCGACCTGCCAGATCGTATTCATGATCTCGAGTTTCAGACTGATCAGACGGTCGATGTCCGCATTGATCTCATCTTCCGTGTCGGTCAGCCGAGCAATGATGGTCTCCATCCGCTGATTGTTCGGACTCGGACTCTTTGGCATGTCGCTGATGACGGCGCTCACATTTGTTGCCATGTCACGCAGCCGCGATACATGGGCGACCTTATCATTGATGCGTCGGTCAATGTTCCATGCCTGACTGAGATACTCTTTCGCTGTCATGCAAATTC